TATGCTTAAAGAGTTAGGCAAAGACCTGATTGTCCAAGCCTATGAGAATACAGCAGTCCTCACTTTAGTTAATGGTCGTAAGATATATCTCAAAGGTTCTGATAGACCAGAAACACTCCGTGGTGTGGGTTTGTCCTATGTCGTGCTAGATGAGTATGCTTCTATGAAGCCAATAGTATGGGAACAGATTATTCGCCCTACTCTTGCTGATGTTCGTGGTGGTGCTTTGTTTATAGGAACGCCAGCAGGAAAAAACCATTTCTTTGACTTGTATCGTGATGCCTTAGAAGATGAAGATTGGGATGCTTTCCAGTTTACTTCGACAGATAATCCTTTCTTGCCAAGTGAAGAGATTGAGGCTTCTAAGAAAACAATGTCCTCTATGTCCTTCAGACAAGAGTTTGAGGCTTCTTTTGAGACCAGTTCTGGTGGTATTTTTAAAGAAGAGTGGTTTAAGCTAGAAGATGAGCCAGAAGAAGGCAATTATGTGATTGCTATTGACCCTGCTGGTTATGAAAGCGTAGAACAAGAAAGAAATCTTAAGCGTTCTAGGTTAGACGAAACAGCAATTGCGATTGTTAAGATAGATAGAGATAAGTGGTGGGTTAAAGACATATTACATGGTCGTTGGAATATTAAAGAGACAGCAAAAAAGATTTTAAAGTCTGCTTTGATTGTAGAGTCAGCTACCGTAGGTATAGAAACAGGCTCACTTAGGAATGCCATTTTGCCTTATTTGGAAGATGAGATGAGAACTGAGGGTAAATGGGTGTCCATTATAGAACTCAGGCATGGCGGTAAGAAGAAGAACGATAGAATTACATGGGCTTTACAAGGTCGCATGGAACATGGACAGATTACTTTTAACCCAGATAAAGATTGGCGTGTTTTTACCAATCAGATGCTCGATTTTCCTAATCGCCTAGCACATGACGATTTGCTGGATGCTCTTGCCTATATTGACCAAGTATCAGTTGCAGACTTTGCTCACAGTATAGAACTAGATGATGATTGGCAACCTACAGATGCTATAGCAGGATATTAATATGGATGTAGATGATATAAATTTTGATGATATGAGTGAAGAAGAAATAGATGAGATACTTGTTTACTCTGAAATGGGTGAAGATTTAGACACAAGATACCAACTTGCTTGTCAGATTATTGCCAATATGATTGAAGATATGGATTACGAATCTTTTAGCAATTCGCAAATGGTTGATATGACTATTTGTAAAATGATTATTGATAATTTAGTGGATTTAGAAAAAAAACCTCGTAAATATCACTAATTGTAGAATATTTTTCTCTTTTATGCCCACAAACCCTAATCTTATGCTATTTTTCTGGTATAATATAGGAAACCTTTTTTAAGGACATCTCACACCTTTATGGACAAAGAAACCAAATATCAAGCACTTGCCAGTTGGCTTAATTATCGCCTTGAAACATGGCGTACGCATAGAGATATAAACTACATCCCTCAATGGGATGAATATTACCGTTTGTGGCGTGGTATATGGCTACAAGAGGACAGAACAAGACAATCAGAAAAATCAAGACTTATAGCACCTGCTTTACAGCAGGCAGTTGAGTCATCTGTAGCAGAACTAGAGGAGGCAACTTTTGGACGAGGAAAATGGTTTGATGTCCAAGATGATTATTTAGACCAAGACCCTAGTGAAGCTGAGTATATTCGCAACTTGTTACAAGAAGATTTAGAAAAAACAGGATGTAAGGATGCTGTTTGTGAAGTTTTCTTGAATGGGGCAATCTATGGAACGGGAATCGGTAAGATAGTTGTCGATAGAACAATCGAACGCTCCCCCTCTGAAGTGCCAGTCGCAGGCACTCTTACCACCACTCGTCAGTTAGTGGAAATCCCGTCCATTGATGTGCGTGTTGAGCCTATTAGTCCTAAAGAATTTTTGATTGACCCTAGTGCTAACTCAATTAATGAGGCTCTAGGTGTTGCTCACGAAGTTATTAAACCGAGATACCATGTTGTCGAAGGCATACGCTCTGGTATATACAGAGATGTACCCCTTGATGGTGATTATCAAACCACAAGAATAAGTTACGACCCTGAAACAAAAAGTGCTGACGAGTCTGACTCAGTCAAAATTACTGAATATTGGGGTAAAGTTCCTAAACGCTTCCTAAAACCAAAAGCCGATAAAGACGATTTTGAATATACTAAGTCTGACGAGTTGGTCGAAGCTGTGGTTACTATCTGTAATGACGAGTTTATTCTCAGAGTAGAAGAAAACGCTTTTATGATGAACGATAGACCTTTTATATCGTACCAACACGACATTGTGCCTAATAAATTTTGGGGTAGAGGCGTATGTGAAAAAGGCTACAACCCACAAAAGGCTTTAGATGCTGAAATGAGAGCAAGAATTGACTCTTTGGCACTTACAACAACGCCTATGATGGCTGCCGATGCTACGAGACTACCTAGAGGCATTAAATTTGAGGTTAGACCGGGCAAAACCGTGCTTACTAATGGCAATCCTAGAGATGCAATTATGCCTCTTGATATGGGTACTACAGACCCATCAACTTTTAACCAAGTAGCAAGCCTACAAAACATGATTCAAATGGGTACTGGAAGTGCTGATAGTGGTGCTGGACAACAAGATACTGCTTCTGGCATGTCTATGATGCAGTCAGCTAGTATTAAACGCCAAAAACGCACTTTAATGAACTTCCAAAACACATTCCTTATTCCTATGATTAATAAGTGCATGTGGAGAAAGATTCAGTTTGATATAGATAGATACCCTGTAAGTGATTACAAGTTTATTCCATATTCAACTATGGGCATTATGGCTAAAGAGTTAGAAATGACTCAAATGGTGCAAATGCTACAAGCCATACCTAAAGATTCGCCCGCATTTAATGTTATTTTATTGGCAATGTTCCAGAACTCATCTATTCACAATAGAGACCAAATTGTTAATGCTCTGATGCAAGGCAATGAGCCTAATCCAGAGATGCAGCAAATGCAACAAATGGCACAACAATTGCAAATGCAACAATTACAAGCTAATGTACAAAAAACTATGGCTGAAGCAGAAGAAGAAAAGGCTAAAGCTATGAAATGGCAGTCAGAGGCTATGGTTAATCAGCCTGACGAAATTGACTTCCAGCAACGCATAGTTAAATTGCAGAAGGATGCTATAGATTTAGAGAAAACTGCTGCTGATATTGAAAATAAACGCTCTGAGACAGCAAGAAATATACCTGAAGTAGACCATCTACAATCAGAGACTATATTGAACCTAGCAAAAGCTAGAGAAGCAGGGCAAAAAGCAGTAGTCAACTCAAGCATACAGTAAACGATAATCATCTATGGCAAAAACAGATGACCGTTTTATCGAAGATAGATTAGCAATGATGGAGACCGAAGGATGGCTCGACCTTATTGCTGATTTAGAAACTATTCAGGCTAATGTGGTCAATATCGACACAATGTCTGATGAAAAAGACCTCTGGGAAGCCAAAGGTCAGTTGAATATTCTTAGGTTTTTACTAACCCTAGAAAATACAACAAAAATCACAATGGAACAATCTGACTAAAGTTTAACCTTTAGTAAGACTCCACAATCTAATAACTTCATAACCCCACAGGGGCGGAGAACACAATGTCAAGTATAGTAGTAGATGAAGCATCTTCAACGGATGCACCAATAACAAATGAACAGGAAGTAACAGAAGAAATTACACAAGAGGCACAGGCGGAAGAAACTCCACAACCTGAATCTACCATTCCTGAGAAATTTGCTGGGAAGTCAACAGAAGAGTTAGTAGAGATGTACCAGAATGTTGAGAAGATGATGGGCAAGCAAGCCAGCGAAGTTGGTGAGCAACGCAAGTTAATTCAAAGCCTTATGGAATCTCAAAACCGAGCAGCAGAAGCTACTCCAAATGTAGAAGAAACCTCTAATTTTGATGATGATTTTTATACAGACCCAACACAAGCGGTCAATAAAGCTATAGAAAACCATCCAGATTTAGTTGAAGCAAGAAAAGAACGAAAAATCCAGCAACAACAACATCAAGTTGGTGTTTTAGAAAAAGCATATCCAGATTGGCAAGATAGAGTAGCCAGTAAAGAGTTTCAAGATTGGGTAGGTGCTTCTGAGATACGCACAGAGATGTTTAGAAAAGCCGATAGTGATTATCGACCTGACTATGCTATAGAACTATTCGATATGTTCGACAAAGTCAATATGATTGACAAGACTAAAGAAGTTCAAAAGCAAGAAACAGAGAAAAGAGATAAAGCACTTAAAGCTACTTCAACTGAGACTCGTTCTACTTCAGAATCTATAGGCGGAAAGAAGGTTTACCGAAGGAGTGATTTAATCAATCTACAGGTAACAGACCCAAACCGATACGCATCTTTGGCTGATGAAATTCAGTCAGCGTATGCCGAGGGAAGGGTTAAATAATAATACTATAATAGGAGAAGTAAAATGGCTTTGGGTACAAACCAAGTAACGACTGCCGTAGCTAATAACTTCATCCCCGAGTTGTGGAGTGATGAAGTCATAGGTGCGTATAAGTCAAATCTAGTGGTTGCTAACCTAGTTACTAAGCTATCTCACAAAGGTAAAAAAGGTGATACTATCTATATCCCTGTTCCTGCGAGAGGAAGTGCAAGTGCTAAAGCAGCAAACACACAAGTAACACTATCAGCAGCTACCAACACAAAGGTAACTGTGTCTATCGACAAGCATTACGAATATTCAAAGTTGATTGAAGATATTGCAGAAGTGCAGTCTCTAGCATCAATGAGAAAGTTCTACACAGATGATGCTGGCTACGCTTTGGCGAAGCAGGTCGACTCTGACCTTTTTGCACTAGCAGAAGGTTTTCAAGGCGGTACAGTAGGCGGTACTGGTGCATCAGCATATGAAAATGCTGTTATCGGTGGCGATGGTTCTACTGCTTATACTGGTAATTCAACTAATGCCTCTGACATTACTGATGCTGGTATTCGTAGAATGCTACTAACTCTTGATGATGCAGATGTACCGATGGATAATCGTGTACTAATCGTACCACCAATTTGTGCTAATGACATGCTTGGAATCAACAGATTCACAGAGCAGCAGTTTATTGGTTCTGGTGATGCTATCCGTACTGGTAAGATTGGACAAATCTACGGTGTTGATGTTTACATTACATCTAATGCTCCAACTCCTGCTGGTACTGACAGAGCAGGTATGCTTATGCACAAGGATGCTATGGTTCTAGCAGAGCAAGTTGGTGTTCGTTCACAGACACAATATAAGCAGGAATATCTTGGTGATTTGTTCACTTCAGATACTATTTATGGAGTTGCAGAACTTCGTAACGATGCTGCTGTTGCGTTTGTAGTACCGGGTAGTTAATTAAGATGTAGCCCCCTTTAACGAGGGGGTTATTCTGAATTAATTAGGAGTTTACATGCCCTTCTACGATTTCAAATGCAAACAAAATCATGTGAGTGAAGAATTACGCTCTTATGATGAAATGAAAATGGGTATTGAATGCCCTAAATGTGGCAAACCTGCCCAAAGAATATACTCAATTAACGATGTCAGACCTAGTTATGGATATGAAATGACTAGATTTGCTATGCGAGAAAAGAAAAGACTAAGCAAGGATAAATTTAATGGACATATTTGAAGATACTACAGGCTCAGACTCTACAGATTTGCTTGAAATAGATCGCTTTAAGGCAAAGATACAAGAGATATGGACAAGGATGCTTACTGAGTGTTATTCGCATTACTATGACGAGGATGATGAGGATAGTCCTTCTATGGATGAATTTATGGAAGCTAATGCTCTTAAATTTGCTAATGATTCTGAACCTGTAACCGAACTAGATACATTAATGGACATGCTAGATGGTCTTATGGATGAAGATGAAGAATTAGAGAGTGTCCAAGCAGAGGGTAAAGCACCGACTTATGGCGGTAAACAATTATCTTCTCACAATGAATCAAGCAAAACGGAGAAAACAAATTATGAATATAACCACAAAAACACAAAAACTCCAAGCGAGTCTAGTTCTGGAGTTAAAGGTGGTTCGTATGTGGGTACGCCTACAGGTCAAATCAGCAAAAGAAAAGATGCAAAAGTTATTACAAAGTATTCGCCACTTGTCAAAGAAATCAAAGACGAGTTAATCGCTTTAGCAGAAAGACAAAAGATTGGTAGAAGAAAACTTAGGTTTAGACTCTAATGGCTACACAAAGAAATTGGAGAAAGAAAAAAACTATTGGGATGTACCTGAATAGGAGGCAATGGGAAAGAGAGTTTGATGTTAATGAATCTTCTGCTTTAGAAATAGAAATTGAACAAGGTGGTTATTACATTATTACTGAAACATCTACAGCAGCATCACCTAACTACATTATTACGGAGTAAATATGGCAACAACTAAAGTATCAGCCTT